CATTAGGGCTTTTAGTCGTTTGATACGGTTGTTTCGCTTTTGAGTAAACTCTTGTGCCTTACGCTCTGCATCTTGAAGCTCCAAGAATGCTCGTGTTTCTGCTTCTCGTGCTGTAGCTACGGCTATTGCATGTCGCGCCATTAGCTCTTGTTGCAAGACTTGCATTGCCTCTACAGCTTTACGTTGCGACTCTAGCTTGCCTTCAATTTCGCTTTGAAGCTTGCTTGCAGCTAGTGCCGCTTCTTCCATTTTGAGTTTAAGTTCAGCTCGACGAACTTCTTTTTGCTGCTCTAACTCAGCTAGTATTGCCCTTACAACTTCAGGTGAGTCAACAGGCGCAGTAGGTATCTCAATCGCCTCCAACTGCTCAACTGTCTCTGCGCCGTAAATAGCTTCATAGATTAACTTCTTCCAGTTAGTAAGTTTTCTATGGGACTGCTCTACCTCAGGACGTTTGCGCCGAGCTTTGAGCAACTGCGCTGCTATTTCTTCTTCTTGCTTAGACTCGGAGCGTTTGCGGATGTAACGGTCAAGAATATCGGAGGTATCAGTAACAGCACCTACTAACTGAATAGTTGGCAGGTAAACTTGAGCAGTAGACTCAACACGATTAAGTACTACAACTTGTGGACTAGTATTGAGTAACGGTTGTCTAATCCGAAGCATTTAGACTCCTTAGATTAGAGGTGGCCGATTGATATATGGATGAGTCGAGGCCAGGCTAGTTTGAAGACCCCACTTCCACGCAAGGTACCCTTCAACTAATTGTCGATTAGTTGTGTTTGATATGGGAATATGAAGCACTTCCGCTATGATTATATTAGAAGTTCGTACGGGAACTAGTTGAACTGCTAGATTGTATCCTGAGTTTGTTGAATTAGGGGTCGCTAAACCGGCTGTAGTTCCTTCTAGCAGTCCGTTACGCCAAACTCCCCAGCCTGTGACATTGTTTTGAAACGACATTACTTGTCCAGCGGTATTTGAATAAACTGTCCCGGCCGTCAAATCGTAATTCATTGTAACTGGTCCTGGCGCATTGTAATACGGATAAGATGCGCCAAGGTTGTTAGTGTTTTTAACGTAATGTAATGCGCCATTGTCAGCGCCTCCTACGGAAGATGCGCAAGAAATCTCCGGTCTATAACCTGAACCACCTGTATCGGTACCGGCACCAATGCGCTGAAACACCCAAAACACTCCATGAGTTGTATTTTGACCAGCCGTTGTCGAAATTGACAAACCATCGTTTACGCCATCGAACGTAATTCCAGGCCGACCAAAAAAAGATGTTGCTGAATACGTTGGCTGGTTAGCGCCAGTGGCTTGCACTGCATTGACGCCGTTTCCTCTCTTATCTCTCCACTGCGAAACTCCAGTTGCAACTGTAATAGTTGAAAGGTCTGACGCATCAAGCCAGAAATTAGGCAACAAAACAGCAGGAGTCCATAGCCTCCCTTGAATTATTGCAGTATCGCTGATGCTGGTGCCACGGGGCATTACACGATATCCTCGTTAAACGCTCTAACGTATAGTTCGTTTCCTGACGCCGCGAGCGTTACTCCTGAGTTGTTAACGACGCTAAATTTCAGTGAGAACGGATAGAGACGCACCATGTTAATTACAACAACCTTGGCAGATGCGCCGCTTGTTAACGGCACAACGTACAAGTCGCCTCCTATTTTATCCGCTGTATCTGTACCATCGTTCAACGTAATACGAACAGTAACAGACCCACCTGTTGCCGGTGTTATGCTGCCTAGTTTAAGCGTTACTACGCCGTACAAATCACGGTTTGTGCTGTTGTCGTAGGTAACAACTGAAGATTCTCCGGCATTCGCTAAGGAGTTCAGAGTTGTACTAGCGAAATTACTTGACCTAGTTGAAGGGGTTGCCCATTTTGCTATTGCCATATCAGATTCCTCCTCTTGCTAATCCTACTGCACGAGCATCGACAAACGTGTTGTTTGCTTCTGACCATGACGGAAACCTTTCGCGTTTTGATAGATTAAAGAGACTTTCTTTTTGTACTTCTGTAATAAAACCGATTGTTACTAACCCCGAGACTTGCTCGCGCGTTGTTTGAAGCGAAAGGTCTAATCCGCTGCCTTCCATGACTTTTAGACCCCAACGAATAACCGCGTCTTTCTCTGCGGCAACAACCAACTGGTCGAGTAAATCAGCTCCCTCTACCGCTCCAAGCGTTGTCATTATTTGACCAACACCAATTCGCGTAGGTTCCCATGATACTATAATAGGAAGCGAAGAGTCAGGAGCATTCAGTACTTCGGCTGCTTCCCAATCAGGTAAATCTTTTACGTCATTTTCTTGCAATCGTTCTGTGAGAGTCATTGACTATCCTATAAAGCAAAGATACCCGAAGCGTTAAACTGTACGTCGATGTTATTGCCATTTGGTGTAACGGGTAATCCACTTGCTGCAACATCAACGTACATAATTAGCGGTGACGTAGCTGCTGAGCCTGTATCTTTGTAAATAATAAAAGCTTCTACAGACACACCTGTGACTGCTGTAAAGGTCACATTATCAGCATTAAATACACCGTCAGTAATAGTTTTAGAAGCTAGTGTTTGCGAAGTGCCTACTTCTGCTGCACTAGCTGCCGACCAAAACTCATCTGTGCTGCTATAGGTATAAGCACCAGTGTCAATGAGAGCTATTTTGATAGTGTCCGTAGGCATATCAATAAGAGCATCAAGAAACTTCTGCTTTGCTTTTGGGTAAAGTGCGTTTGCCATTAGTCTAACTCAATCCCATTAGGATTGCCTTCTTCATCAAGCGTTATACGTTGAACTTTTATTTCTGGTTGCTCTGTTATCTCTATAGCTGTTGGATTGCCGTTATCATCAGTGATTATTTTTCCTGATTTTTTACGACCCGTCATACCGCCCATAGACATCATTGTTGGAGTTTTACCAACTTGCTCCATTTGCATACGGATACGCTCAAGCTGTTGCTCAGAAGCAAGCCGTCGCTCTTCCATAAGCTTTTCAGACTCAGACAAGCGTATTCTCATCTGCTCAAGCTCTAGCTTTTGAATCTCTAGAATGTGCTGCATCTGAGAAGATTCTTGTTTGATTAGAGCCTTATCGGATTCAGATTGTGCGCCTGCTTGTACTTTGAGCATATCAACCTGAACGGCTGACTGCTTAACTTGCAACTCTTGCTGAGCAAGTGCCAACTCTTGTTGCTTGAAATACTCATCTGCCTGTTGTTTTTGAACAGAGATTTGAGCATCAAGTTGATCACGTTGGGCTTTGAGTTGCTGATTCTGCACTTCGATTTGGCTACGGACAGCTCTGTCGTTAGCTTCCATCTGTGCTTGTTGCAGCCTAGCTTGAGCCTCTATCTGTGCAATTTGCAACCGCCCCTGTACTTCTTGCATGGTTGGGTCTGGTGGCGGCGGCTGTTTCGCAGCCTCTTCTTTAGCCTTAGCAATCTCCGCAATTTGTTGAAGAGCCTTAGTAAAGATGCCATCAAGTTCTTTGCCTCCCTTGAAGCGTTTAATCATGTTCTGAAAGAAGCTGATACTAAACTCAGCTAATGGCGGGTACTGGTCTACAAGACCTCTCATTTGGTCAAAAAAGCCACCAGCGGTCTGAATAAGGTTTACGCCCTCTTGCTGCTGCTGTTGCTGGTCGATAGCAATCATAGAGTCAGAGGCAATCTCAATGCGGTAATTGCGCATCTTGTTGTCCCGTAGGATGCCAAGGATCTGCATCTTGGTTATTTCTACCATCTGCCCCAGGTCAGGCATGGGAGGTGGCTCACCCAGTGGCATACCATCTGGACCCATTGGGGGAGGTGGTGGGGGTGGAAGGTAGATAGTAGGAGCAATAAGCTCGTCTGCGTCTGCTATCTCTAAGATGCGTTGGTCATCAAACTGTTCCGCAATAATTGTGCCGAGGTTACTAATGGCATCCGATACAAACTTGGTGAACATGTTCTGCCGAACAATGAGACCAAGTGACGACCACTGATTCTCTAGTCTATTAGCCGTAGCTGACTTGTACTGCTCTGAGGTGCCACGCAATAGGTCAGATACCTTTAGGGTTTCATAAAGCTGCTGGAGTGCTGTCTGCCGTGCGCCCTGAAGTACGTTTAGAGCGTTGATGAATGGCTCTACTGGGTAGAAGTTCATAGCAGCGGCAAGACCGCCACGACCTTGGCTTGACGTCCAGTTATTAACAGGAACGCCTTTTAGGTCATCTTGGAAGATTTGCTCGATGGTCTGACCCATAGCTGAGTCATACGCAAAGTTGGTACGAATAGCCTGAGTGACTGCGTGAATACGGGTAGTAAGCCGCTCAACCTCTAGGATTTGGTCTTTAACGTGTGCGTAGTCTGAAACTGGAATTACGCTATCTGGGTCAAGACTTTGACGGATAACTGAGCAAGGGTAGAACTTTTCAAACTTAATTGGTGGTTCTGTTTCATCAATTAGGATTTGGTCGCCTGTCTTTTGAATCCAATAGACTTTGTTTGTAGCTTGGCACCAGATTTCAAATACTTCAGCTTTGCCATCGTACTTGTCTTGGTTTCTAGCAATTTCCTTCTTAATAACCTCTGGGAAACTATCATAGCTAAGAAGGTCTGCCTTTTCCTCACCAAACAAAGCTTCGGCTTGGTCCCTATCAAGAAAGGCTCTTCTTGCTTGCCACTCGATTTCTGCCTCGTTTCTAGCATCGGAGCAGAAGTAATCATTGTATTGAACTACGTCTAAAACTGCTCGCTCACTTACCTTCTGTTCTACCTTCACAGACGCCAGTAATAAGCCTCCAGGAGCTTCGGTAATGTCTTCTAACTCATCGGTGAAGGCGTTACCATTGCCGTCAGAATAAGAGCCATCCTCGTTCTGTATAACGGCTATCTGCTGAAATACGGTCTCAAACTTAGGCTCGTACCT